ATCTATAACTTTATAATCCTCTGTAATAATTTCATTAGTTACTTCACCAGACTCAACTATTTTAGTTAGATGTCCTACTTTACGTTGAGATTTCCAATAACATGTTGTTACTCTTAGTAAGTATGCAGTACCTTGATCATAATAGTCTTCTCCTTCTGCAAGAATTTGTGTAATTACATCTGATCCATCAAGAACATTACCTGACATAAAAGATGTATATTGTCTATATGCAAGTGATGGCATTTGTGTATTCCAATCATGTGACTTGGTACCATCATAAAAAGAACCATCATTTTGTAGTCCACCAATGGTATAACCAGCAGATCTTATAGGATATATTGCTTCTAATGCTTGTAATTGCTCATCATCCATTAAATATCCATACTTATCAATAACATCAGCTGGAGTAAACATGTCTGTTTTACCTACCCAATTAGATTGTGAAATATACCTACTATCTGGAGATTTATGATAAAAACAAAGAACAGGATTCCATAGTTCTACTTCATAGTCATCTTCCATCATATGAAAATGCCAGAACTCTCTATCTGTAATTAACATATCACGAAAACCTCTTTCTTCTAATTCATCCATTCTAAATCTTTCAACATCAACTTTGTGTTGATGTGTAGCCCATTGTTCTATCATAGAACGGTAATCTTTTTTAAAGAACTGTTCAATTTCAGGTAAAGATTTTAAATTATCTGGTTGTAGTTGCTGTTGAGCTTCTTCTGATTCAGGATCTAAACCTTGTTCTAATAATGCTGCAGTAACTTTAACTTGAGCATCAGCAAGTAATGTTTCTTCTACCATTGCTCTTTTTTGTTCCATCATCTCATTATATGAAAACTCATCTACAGCACGGTATGTAAGTTTAGTAGATCTCTTTGCAAATTCTGCTACTAGAACATTAATAACATTAGGAATAATAGGATAAAATTTAAGTTCAAGAGCTGATTGATCCTCTTTAGTTAATAGTTCTACAATATCTTTATAATCATTATCTTCTTCAATTATATAATCGGTTCTATCAATAATACCTTTTGCTAGTTTATAATTTTTCATAAATCTTCTAGCATTTCTACGGATTTGTTTAAGACCTTGCCACTCTAACCAGTCAAGGTTCCATGCAGCCCATTCATCATCTTTTTCTTCTTTAGGTAAGAATTGTAATGGCTGAGTAATAGTACCTATTTTATTGTACTTTGTTTTTGCTCCTTTCTTAATATCTAAAGCATTATATATTTGCATAGTTCTTTATTTAATATTTTTAAATGCAGATCTTCTAAAATGACCTCCAACATTTCCCATATGTTTGAATGGACTCTTATTTAATTTAAACAAATTTTCTGACTTTTGCAAGTTTTTAGCTGCATCATCCATGATAACTCTTTTTGAATAACCTCTATTTGATTCTTGAATTTTCATAAATGATACTAAAGCAGCAAAAGAAACTAGTCTATCCACGTTAACACCATCAGTGTATTCTCTCATTTCTTTGATTAACATTGGATCAGGAATTCTTTCAATTCCATATTTAGTTTTTACAACCGTTCCATCTGATTTTAATTCTTGATCTAATTCTTCTTTACAAAATTCTATAGCATAACTAAGAAGATGTGCTTTAAAAAGAGTACCTGTATTTTTCCATCCGTATTCTTGAAATACATTAGCATTAGAACCTAAATCTTTTAAGAACATAATTTGACTTTTAGGTACAAGATATCTTTGTTTTTTTCTAGATATCATATATTGAATAAATAAAGATATGTTATTTTCTACAAGTGCCCATGCATTATACCATTCAATAATAAGTTCTAACTGTCTATGAGTTTGATTAATATCATCATATCTACCACACCATGCTGCTACTATTTTACCTTGTTCTATATATGTCTCAGTTTCAACACCAGTAACCTTAGTTACTTCAACTGGAGCTTTCATTACATATATGGAACATAATGATTCTGAGGTAGTTGTCTTTCCTTCAGATACAGGGTCAATTGATGCATAATACATTCCAAATGAAGGATCTGCAACTGGTCTTTCCCATACAACAAGACAACCTGTTTTATCTTCTGTTTTTTTAGAAATAGGAAATTCCATTATGGGTCTTTTGTTACTTTTTGTAACAACCGGTTTTCCTTCAGCACTAGGTTCTATTTGTAAAAATTCATATGCATATTCCTTATCTTCTATTCTTCTTTCTTGTGCTGATAAAAGATGTGGAGGAAATACAGATACTGTTCTATAAGCAAATGCTTCTTTGATGTTTCTTGGATGCTGAGAAATTCTTAACTGGTAATCTTCAGGGGCAAGTTCATCCTTCCATTGTTTAAATTGTTTTTCTAAAGCTTCTATTGCTTCTTCTACAAGTGAATTACCATATTTATCTATATAAGGAGGCATAGACCATTGTTCAGGAATAAATAAACCTGACATACCAATACTACCTTTATCATCTATAAGATCTGTTTCTACAGCATATATATCTTTTGATGTAGGATTAAGTATCATATCCTTTAGAGGATTACATTGAGATAAATCACCCACAGATCCTGCAGCAATAAACATACCTGTAGTAATCAAACCAGATCTCATTGCTGGTCTCATATATTCATAAGTCTGATCCATCTTAGGAGCAATCCCAGCCTCTTCATGAAAAAAGAATTTAACCGGACCCCCTACACCATTTGTTGGATCTTTCTCAAATGACATACCTTGTATAGTACCTTTTAGACCAACTTCAGCTTTTCTATCTCCTTTTCTTACTTCAATCTTTTGTTGCCACATCATTACTTTTTGTGGATTCATTGGTCTATACCAAGCAGTATGTTCATTTAAAAATGCAGCATATTCATCTAAAAATTTCCAAGATCCTTTTTCATTAATATAGTCTTTAAGACTAGCACCCATCTTTAAAGTAACCCCTGCTTCAAACCATTGTTGATTTATAAGTTTACCCATATGATAATAAGAAGATGCAATCTGTCGTTTCTTTAAAATAGCAGAGTGTTTATAGTTTAGTTCTGCTAAAAGTTCATAAAGAGCCATATGATATTGAGCATCTCTAATTTTAGCAAAGTCAAACTTTTGTTGTTCTTTATCAAAGATGGGTAAAAAATTTAACCACATATAATATTCTCTTGCAAGAAACCATATATTATCATTATCTTTTACAATTATTCCTTTTCTACATTTAGCTTTTTGATCATCCCAGTAATTTATAAAGTCTCTTGACTTAAAGGGAGCTGTACAATATACCCCATCTTTTTTAAATTTAATTGACTCTGAAATGAATATTTCATTTGTAAGTTCATTAAAGTTATATTTTCCGGGTTCTTTAAAAAGTTCTCTGATAAAGTTACTGAAGTCCTCTCTGGATTCAAAACTTGTAGTTGTCCATTTTCCATTATCGTATGTTGGTATATCTTGATAAATTTCACTCATACTTACTGATCATATGCTGTTCCTATACCTCCACGTACTCTACTTGATTGTTCTTCTTGTAGATCTTTGTAGGCACCTTTAAAAGATTGTCTAATTGCTTCATAGTTCTTAGCTGCAGCAATAAGAGAATTCATGTTACCATCACGTCCATGTGTGATAGGAGTAGTTTCCATGTATCTTCCTAATCTATCTAACATAGTTGCAATACCTTTATATGCTCTGGATGTAGGAGTTTCATACATCTTTTTACAAAACTCTAATGCTATATAGATTGTGTTATCTTCTGTAGAAAATTCCCCACCAATTTGTTGTATTATTAAAGATTCTTTATCTACATCTGGTGTAAAGAAAAATGGATTAAGATCAGGATTTGGGCAAGACATATAAAATAAATACATATATATCTTAAGATAATCATCTGGATATTCATCCATAACATCTTTAAGAGCTTTTAATGTATAGCAATGTTCAGTAGGAATTACTACCCCATTCTGTACATCAAATAATTTAGTTAAAATCATTTCTTTTTAATTTTATGTCTATTATCACTAAGATAGTGAATAATTCCAACA